AAGAGCCTTGGCGAAATTTTCCCGACGAAGCCGCACGTCACCGTCACCGACGGGAGTATCGCAGGTCATGGCTTCGGCGAGCAGGTCGTAACTGGCCAGCCAGGTGATTCCGTCATCCTCCGGTCCGACGTTGAACGCCATCGAGAAGGCGGCCGGATCGGCTTCACTCCAGTGGAGATCGACCGGAATCGGTACCCGGCACGGGGTGTCGCCAGCCTTCACGAGGTAGCCACGCATGTGAGTGGTGATCATCAGAAACACACCTTCCGGATGATGATGACGGTGTCCTCGTCGAGATCGTCGACCAGGGAGAGCAGCCGGGCACAGAACGCGATCGGTTCGGAATCCAGCTCGGCGGTGATGATCTGGGCGTCGACCTGGATTCGGATGGACTCCTCGGACTGGGTGAATGCCTGGATGTAGCTCACGACTCTTCCTCCATGATTTCCAGCTTAATCAGCCGCTTGAAGTGCAGCCCGTAGTCCTGCCCCTGGTCGCCGACGGCGAGAGCCTGCTTGACGTTCCTCTTAGCGCCCACGATGGACATGCCGTGCGGCAGGTCGACGATGTAGTGTGCAACGAAAGTCACCTTCTGAAGCATCTAAATCTCTTCCGTTCCGATGATGTCCAGACTGAACGGGACGTGATCCGTGGCCCGGTAGACGGCTTCCCTGACACTCTCGGGAGTCATGTCATCCTCGGCTTCGATCTGTACGGTCAGGATGTAAGTCTTCACCGGTTCTCCCTAAAAGCTGTCTTGATAGCGGAGGTACCAGAAGTGTGTAGCATCGCTCCGTTCAGTCAGGTAGCAGTGCACCTCTCGGCCGTCCCAGATGTTCACCAGGTAGTGAGCTAGCTGGTATCCGAACTCCGATTTGTATTCCGCTTGTGGAATCCGATAGGCCTGGCCACTGTATGGACCACCGAGGAACACCGCTTCGACCTTCACCGGTTCTCCTTGTACTCGGTCATGACGAAACCCTGCGTGAAGCCGCCCAGCCGTTCCTGCTTGGTCGCTGCCCGGTACTCCAGATCGTCCCAGTCAATGCCGTAGTGCTGAGCCAGATGACCGACGGCTTCGAGAAGGTCGCCGAGCTCTTCGGTCAGTTCGTCCCGGTTGCGGGCACCGATGACCTCTCCGGCCTCTTCGGCGACCTTCAGTCGGAAGAGACCGGGGAGCTCGTTCGGCACCGCCACACGGTAGACATGCTGCGGGAACTTCTCCGGGATGTTGTCGCGTACGAGTTTCATCAGCTCTCTCCTCCATGCTTGGCCCACCGGCGGCACTCGGCGAGGTATTCCAGGATTTCGGGGGACGGCTCCCGGTCGGCTTTCGCCGAGTTGCAGGTGATGTGCGTCATCTGGAGGTTGCACCAGGCGTCCTCGCCTCCGGCGGCCAGCGGGATGATGTGGTCCAGGTTGGACTCCTCCCACAGCATCGGCTTCTTGCAGAGCGTGCACTTCCCGTGCTGGCTGCCGAACAGCTGGGTCCGGACGTACTTCCGACGCTTGGAGTTCACCGGTTCTCCTTGTACCTCTGGGTCCGGAATGCGGATTGGATGGTGCGTTCGATCTCCATGGAGCCCAGCCCGGCATCGGCGGCGCACGGGCCGAGGATTTCCAGGGCCTGACCTTCCGTACCGCCTTCTTCGCAGACGGTGCGAGCCGCCCACACGAGCGCGTTGTTCCGGTTCCCTTCCCCGGCGTTCCGAACCGAATCCTGAAGGCCCGCCCAGCTGAGAGGGCCCGGCTGGCGGAGACCTTTCGGGCGCTGGATTTTCGGTGCGGGTGGACGTTCCGCGACCAGTTGACGGATCCACACCGGGGGGAGGTGGACTGTTCGGTGGGCGTATCCGTCGAGCCGGTACTCTCCGGCGTCGGTCACAGACCCTTCTCCGAGGACGTAGCCGCCCCACTGGCCGCCGTTCCCGCGTACGTCGACGATTCCCTTGACGGGTGACGCCTGAGAGATCCTGGGCCAGCTGGCGGGCCACCGGAAGTACAGATGCATGCCGCCTGATCCGGTGCGTACCCGGTAGGTGTTCTGCGTCTCACGGGGCCCGTCGCCGAGCTTGTACTCCATTTCGTCGAAGAGGTCTTCGCCAGACACCCGGGGGCCGTACACGGAGTGCAGGAGTTCCCATTCGGTGCCGCGCAGCTTCCAGTCTTCTTTGGCGGTGTCCAGGTCGACGACCAGCAGGTTCGACGGCTTGCAGGCGATCCCGATGTTGGCCCGGCGGTCAACCCGCGTCCAGAAGTAGGCGACTCGGTTGGGGTCGTTGGTGGCGGTCTCACCCCACGCTCCGGCTTGCGGGTGGGGGACTTTCGCGCCTGCGGCGACGGGGAAGATGTGAAATCCCCGGCTGATGGCCGCAAGAGCGTGGGTCAGCATCATTCCACCTCCAAGTGATCTGTGGGGGAAGCCCCCCAGGTAGTGTTTACCCGGGGGGCTTCCGGTCATGCAGTGGGTTCGGTCAAAGACCGGTCAAGCGCTTCACGAACTCGTCAACGACGTCCGTGTCAAGGTCCTCCGTGTTGCGTTCCAGACGAGACAGGACCTCCCCCTGAAGACTGACCACCCGGGCGAGGGCCGAGAAGTCCGCCTGAAGGGCCCTGAGGGCACTCACGGTGGGATCCTCAGGCTTTCCGCCCCACACCTTCATCTCGTCGCGACTGGAGAACAGAGCGCGGTCGTGGTCGATGCCCGGCCCGTCGGCGTACTGGTGGATCTCCCAGCTCGTCTGGATGGGCGGCGACTCATCCCGAGCGGACCACGAGGCGATCCACAGAGCGTCACCGTAGAAATCCGTGGTGTCACGGTTCTTCCAGAAGTCGACGTTGCAGTACAACCCCACCCTCCGCTTGGGCGCCAAACGCTTCAGTTCGGTGATGAACTGATCTTTCTGGGCGTTGGTCGGGGCTGTCGACGGAGTGCCGGAATTCTCCCAGTCGTACCAGAGGGTTTCGCCCGACAGAACCTGGTCGCCGTTCTTTCCGTGAAGCTCCGCCCAGAAGCGTCGGGCCTGAGCGTCGGGAGAATCAGCGGCCTTCCCGAAATGGTAGAAGCCGACAGCGAGGCCGTGTTCCCGCGCCCACGCCACCTGACCTCGCCACTTCTCGTTGACGCCGTCCATACCGCGCGTCACCTGGATGATGACGAAGTCGACCGGAGCGCCGTCGGACAAAGTCAGCGGAAACTTCTCCGACTGCCAGTTCGAAACATCCGTTCCGTAGATCATGACCGGCTGGCCCTTCCGTTCCGTCCAGCGCGCCCAGCCGCCTGAGCCCGCACAACCCGCCCGGCAACCGCCCGGCCGCGTGCGACAGCCTTCTTCTCTTTGTTGCCCGACTGGGATCCGGGTACCGATCCCGGCTTCTTGGGTTCCCGTCCGAAGTACGACGTAAGATCACCTCTTCCGTTTGAGGGCGTACCGATCAGCGTCTCGCTTGATGGCGCAAGCCCGACAGTGCCGCCCGTATGAGTCGACGCGGAGATTCTTCCCTGCGAGTTCATGTCCCTTGTGGCAGTGTGTCTTGCGCGCCTTAACGGCCGCCACGCCTTCACCTCGGTGGACGTTAACCTTTTGTGTCACCGGCTCCAAGTGATCCGGCCGGACGCAGGCCCGGTTCCGACAAAGATGATCGATGACCAGCCCCTCGGGAATCAGACCGACGTTCAACTCGTACGAGAACCGGTGAGCTTTCAGGGTCTTACCCTCGACTCGAAAGCTCCCATACCCGAGCGACTGTCGAGCGCCAATCCAGATAAGACATTCATCCGGCGACACGGGGGCCTGAACTTTCGCCCAGAACCTCTCCTCGACGGATTTCATTCACCCTCTTCGATCTCGATCATCTTGTCCAGGTAATGCCTGGCCTTCTTCAGGTCTTCCAGCTTGGCACCCTTCCGTCCAGCGCGATACAGATACTTCAGGGTGTTCCCGGCGTAGAAGTCCAGACTCCATGCGTCGATGACGTCCCACGGCTGGATGGACGTCTGCCGGTAGTGCTCCCCGCCGACCTGCTCATCGGCGGCCTTGGCTACTTCGGTCACGGTCTCCTCTTCCGGCTCATCAAACCAGTGAGACGGCCGGGTGTCGCTCGGATGGTAGTACCCCTCATGCGCCCCGGTGTGGCCCCTGAGACCGAGACAGGGCACGATCCGGCCGCTGTAAAGGGTGTACGTCGATTCGCAGGTCACGGCCTCTCCCTCCCACAGATGCTGACGGTGGCGATGCTGTCCGTCATGCCCTGCGCGGTACAGGCAGCTGTAGTCGATTCCGTCGACCCGGAGCTTTGCCGGGCAGCTGTCCTTCTGTCCGGTCCAGAAGTTGTGCGAGTTCAGCATGCAGGCGCACGGAGTGATGGCGTACCTGCAGCCTTCGGCGTTGTGCTGGTTCGTGGCGTGTGCGCAGTTCTGACAGGTCACTGACTCAGGTCCTTTCGGGCGGCCGTGCGCTTGATCTGATACCGGTCGAATGCGTCGTAGAGCAGAACGCCCAGGAATGAACCTCCGGCCATGGCGAAAGCGAGCCAGATACCGATCAGGGCGGCTTGCAGGTAATTCACGGTCGGCCTTTCGGGTGACGGTGGCATACGGTCGAGGATCGGAGTCCGCATTCACAAGCGGCTCCGGGGTGGGCGGTCAACGCCCAGTTGGTGCCCGAGCGGGCCGAGGACTGAATCTCCTCAACCCGCTCGGGTGTGATCGAGCAGCACAGCATTCCGCAGGTGCAACTCTTGTGTCCGGCCTTGCAGCCCTTGGCCGGTTGGCGTGCGGCCATCAGCTGTACGGGTGGGTGACAAACACAGTTCGCGTTCCAGAACAGCCCGTCTGCTCGGGCTCCATGAACACCTCGTAGGTGACAGCTTCAGGGGTGATCCAAATCTCCCCGACGGACTTCGGTTCCAGTCCGGCGGCGGCGCACAGAGCGGCCACGACGGAATCCCGGATCTTCAGTTCCTGGCTCACGGTGTGTTCTCCTCAGGTGAGGTGGCGGATGGTTTCGGTGATGGCCCACGCGAGACCGCCCAGGATCCCCAGGGCGGTCACACAGCTGTCACTGGAAGGCTTTGCATGCTTGGCGCCGGTGGTCTCCCCGGACGTTCCTCCGGAGGCGTCGTAGGACTGCTTGAGGGCTTCCAGTCGGTGGTCGTCGTACCAGGGCCCGATCCCTTGCGCGGCCTTCTTCTTGCCTTCGCGGTGGGATTCGTTCCACTGGTCGTCGAAATCCTTGCCCTTGCCCGGTAAGCGACTCATGAGACCTTCACTACCTTTCCGTGAGTTTCGATCCACACCCCGTCGCTGTCGGCGAGGCTGTACAGCTCGTTGAACACCGCATCGAACCACTCGATGTTACCGGTCTCCTCCAGCTCGTCGACCAGCCCGACGTACGAGTCGGCGCACGGGGTGATGTGCCGCCATCGCGACTTCCGGAGGACATCGACGATCCCGTCGCGCTTCTCCTCGAAGGAGAGCTCGCTGTTTCTCCAGAAATGAGACAGGTGAACGGTGAGACACCAGGCGGGCATCAGGATGAGTCCTTCCACTGAAGCTTGTTGATGACCTTGGAGATCTGGGGCTGAGTAACCCCGTACTGCTCGGCGAGAGCGACCTGAGTCCAGCCCTCGTGGTGATACAGGCGCCGGATGTCGGCGACGTCGACGGCACTCAGCTTCAACCGGCTGGAGCGCGGCGGGGTGTAAGGATCCCCCGACATCAGGCTGTTGTAAACGCTCATGGCCGGTAAACCTTTCCGTTCCACTCGAACGTGCAGTCCGAGTCCATCGTGATCAGGTGTTCGAAGGTTCTTCCCCGGTCGACCACGAAAAGACCGAGGCCCTTCTGCCAGTTCGGTGAACCGTGCTTGATGTACGTCGCAGCGTCCTCCACCATCCCGTTTCCGACTTCCATGCCGGTGATCCGGCGCCGGTCGGGTTCCCGGCCGATGGTCGTCGAGACGTGACCAGCGCGGTGGGTGTGGCCGCAGACAACCGAACGGTCCCAGCGCATCGCCAGACCGAAAGCAGTCCGGCCGGGCACCGGAGAGAGGGAACCCTCATCCCCGTGGGCGGCGATCCAGTCCGGCGCCATCACAAACGGCTTGTGCTGGAGCTTCGTCTTCTTCGGATCGATCCGGAGCATCCACTCCAGAGTGATTTCCGACTCGGGGCCGTGAAGCGCCGGATTGTACTTCTCGATGTACTCCAGAACTCGACGATCGTGATTGCCGATCTTCACCCAGTCGAAACCGTAGTCGGCGATCACCGCGCGGGTTTCCCGGACATCCGCCCAGAAGTCACCGGCGAATTCCCCAGCAGCCCCCTTGTTCCAGCGGCCGGTCTGTGGCTGGTCCATCAGGTCGCCGATCTGACCGACCTCCACCGTCCGGTACAGCGGTGAGGCCCGCATCGCTTTCACGAACTTCCGAGTCGAGCGGATGAAATTCTCGTCATGGAAGGGGACTTGCAGGTCGGGGATGACGATGATCAATTTGCTCATGAGGGGTGGCTCTCCTTGCAGTCGGTGCGGCTACCCCATTAGAACACCAGGTCAGCGAGGACGTAGACGCCCAGGAAGAACAGGAAGAGGAGACCGAAGATCACCCCGTAGGCCGCCCATTCGATCAGAGTCTTCAGGGTCGGGTGGAGATTGCGGTCTCCCTCATCGCGGTACGTGCCCATGTCGCGTGCTCCTTGATCGGTTGGACTGAGTTCCCCGGACCGGAGTTGAACCGGCTGCCGCCCCAGAATGGGGGCCGCTCTGACCGTTGAGCTACCGGGGAAAGTGAAGGCCCCACCGCCGTCACTCGGTGGGGCCTTCGGGAGTCCCGCTCACCGCCTTCCCGGCACATTCGCCAGAGGTTCGGTTCCTACGGGACTGGTCTTACGAGGTGATGCCGTACACCGCTGCGAGACCCATCAGAGTCTCCACGGTGCAGCCCGGCGGGATCTGAACGCCCATACCGGTCAGCTGGGCGGCGACGGCATTCGGATCCAGCTGCGAGGCCGGAGCCGTCACCGGGGGGGCGACAGGGGCGGGAGCGGGTGCACCCCAGCCAGCGGCGGCCGGGTTGATCTGCCCGGCGGGAGCGCCGCCCCAACCGGTTGCAGCGGGTGCCGGGCTACCCCAGGCGGGGGTGGCGGCGGGAGCGGGAGCACCACCCCAGGCGGGAGCTGCCGGTGTAGCCGGAGCGTTCCAGGCGGGCGGTCCAGCCGGAGTTGCCTGCGGCGCCTGCTGGACCCGAGGGTTTGCGGCCATCCATGCCTCCGCCTGAGCAACCTGCTCCTCGGTGTGCGGGGTGAGCAGCCACGGCGGGTTCCCCTTGGTGTTCTCGCCCTGCCCGAGAGTGCCGAGGACGATGCCGTCGGGGACGGCGCCCTTCAGCTGGGTGACGAGAGCGGTGGAGAAGATCATCGCGTTGTCGTACACCCGGCCGTCGTTGAGCCGGACGACCTTCGCGGTGACCGCATCCTGTTCGCCGTGAGCGGTCTTGATCTGGGCGGTGAAGGCGGTCGGGAAGAAGAGGAGCAGGGCGCCGTTGTTCTCGGCGGGGGCGAACTTGTCGCCGGGGGCGGAGATGCCGGGCTGCTGGATTCCGGACATGTAATGGGTCTCCTTCAGAGATCGGTTAGGGCTTCGATCCTACGGCCGGGGACTGACACCCCCGGCTCGCAAGTACAACTTACCCGAGTTCCCTCGGGGTCAAACCTTTCAGCACTCCTGCCCGCATTCCGTGCAGATCTTCTTGCCGTTGACGAAGTACACCGCCGGGTGGGTGCACTGGCCGTACGCCAGGAACCGTAACGCCTTCAGAATCCGGGACATCAGGGCTTCCTCTTTCGGTTGGTGTTGCGACGGGTATTACACGGCTTGCACATCCGGCCGCCGTTCTTTCGCTGGTAGTAGTTCGCCGGATCCGTCATGTCGTGCTCGCCAGATCCGCAAACCCTGTAGGCGCGCCGGATATTTTCCGACCTGGTGACTGGCTCCAGGTGTGCGGGGTTGCAGCACCATCGAGTCCGGCACAGGTGGTCGATGTCCAGACCCTCGGGAATCACACTCACGTACAGCTCGTACGCAACTCGATGAGCGTAGGCCACCCCTCGGCCGGTTGAGATGACTCCGTAACCCTCACTGCTGACCTTGGCAGCCAGGGACCAATGCCCCTCGGGGTGGCCGACGATCAGCTTCGATTCAAAATGCGCACGGAGATCGGTAACGCGCCTGCCCTTGGTCACGGTCCGGGGCACCCTCTCTGGAACCCCTTGTCGCGGGGATTGCTGAATGGACACCATTTACATTCCCGAGCGTCGGCCGTCGAAAACGTCTGAGCGGTGGCCATCGGGCTCGGCATCGAACCGAGACCGTCAAGCCTGCGGATCTCCTCCACCCTGGCCGCGATATCATCGACTCGCTTCAGAGCCTTCTCGGCGACCTTCCGGTCGAACTTCTCCGACCAGACGTGCATCCCATCCAGGGAACCACCGGCCCGGGGAAGCCCCAGGATGGCGACCTTCTTGACTTTCTCTCCGGCGAGCTGCTGACCCAGACCGTACACGTGGCCCTGGATCCGGTACGTTTCCGACGGACT